ATTATAAATCATAGAAGCACGACGGCTATCCATATTATATAGCAATTCATTTAGAGCATTATCGAATTGACGATAATATGTGTCACTAAAAATTAGTTGACCATAGTTACTATTAATTTCACCATGCGAGTTTGCTGCGTGCTGCCATGCTTTAGGTGGCTCATCACCATAAGGAATATCATTAATATTTGTTGAGCAACCAATGTACCAATCGATTTCTGCATCAATATAGTCTTGATTAGGCGTGCCGAAAATAGCAGGCTCATCTGCAACAAAGCAAGCGCCAAGCATTTCAATAGTTTTTTGACCGGTTCGATCTACAGTAAACCTTTCACCTTTAAGTGCGTCTATAAAAATCTCACGAATATCACTTACGCTTTGCATTACTTACTCTCCTTCTTAAACCACTAGTTGAAAACCTGTGATCTCTTTTATTAAAATATAAATCGATATCGCGTGCTTTACAAATATCTCTACCTGTAAAATCTTTATCTCGGTATTCTTCACCAAGAATTCTTACATGGATAGTTTTCATTTGTAGAATATCTTCTAAGTCAGCTTCGTAGTAATAAGGTATGATTTCATCTACATATCTTACTGCAGCTAGCTGCGTGTGTCTTTCTACAATTGATTGGATAGGCGTGTTTTTAGTGTCACGATCTGCAGTTGGATCTATTTGCAAGGCGCAAATAAGATAATCACATTTAGACTTTGCTTCACGTAGCATTTCAATATGACCAGCGTGAAGTAAATCAAACGTTGATGCTGTAAGGCCTATCTTCATTTCTTTGGCCTATTAAACATATCGTTATTAGGATCCTGTCCATCCATTTCACCGCGCATATATGATACAGCAAAAGACGCATAATTAATAAGATCCATAAACGTATCTTCGAGAGATTCGTGATTAGGTTCTTGACCAGACTCAAGTAAAGAAGCAGCACGCATCATTTTACCATGCATGATATCGTAGATAGTATCTACACCTCGACGATAGTGCATAGCTTGCACTACGTTAGATTTAGCAGACTGATAGTCTTGGCCTTTTTTAATTTGTAATGCAATACATTCTTGCAAAACTTTTACAGACTGACGCTCATTGCTCATTACTTGAACTCCATACGCTATTTAGATCGCCTTGAATTTCATCAAAGGCATATAGCGCAGAATTATATTGAAACGTATGTTTACCAAACTGCACTTCAGCTTTATCAACAAATACATTTCTACTTTCATTAAAGTTTTCTTCAGCGAAAACCTGACCTTCATAAAAGGCTTGACCTGTTTTTGACATTATACATTACTCCTTAAACAAATTGCTGATCCAGCTATTATACCACAAAGTCCAACAGAAGTAAACATAAAAAATTCAGAAAGTGACATAGCGTTTTCCATACACTTTCCATCACAATCAGAACCTGCTGCACCAAGGACTAAAAAGAAACCTACACCAATAAGAACACTTCCAATTATATTTTTCATTATTTGCACTCCTCAATTGTTACTTTATACTGCTTACCATTAAAGTCAGTTAAAACAAGAAACTTTGTAGTTGATTGCATATAACCTTCTTGGGCTAAATCAAAATCAACAGGACCTGAAGTAATGGCGCCATCAGTAACTTTGGCAACATTATCTTTAATTGCATAAGCAATCATATCACAATAAGCTAAATTCATTATACGATACTCCAACCAAAGTTTTTAACCAAGTAATCATTACCTTTATCTTCGGCAATAGCTACACAAATAGCTTCACGAACAATTGTATCTAGTCTAGAAAGATACTTTGAAGCAGTAGGGATATTAACACCTTTGCTTTCAGTGATGAAGTTAAAGATAACTTCAGCATCGTTAGCATCTTGAAGATACATATCAGACATATCTTCAGCGATTGCCCAATCTTCTTTAGCTTGGTTATTGTAAGATTTAATTAGTGCTTTTAAGTTTTTCATTTTTCTTTTCCTTTTCCATTTTATAGATCTATTATACACCATTTCTTCTCAAAAGTAAAGGAAAAAGTGCATTTTTATATTCAACAAAAACAAAGGCTTATGATTTTTTTGTAAATTTTTTTCCATTCCACTGGTATATTCCTTCATGAATATACTCTTTAGACTTCTTATTATTGATAAAAACATAGACAATATCAGGGTATTTACGCCATGTTTCAAGTTTAGCTGCTTGACATCTAGCTAATACATAAGGAACGTTTCCAAGGTGTTCAGTACATTTAATTTCTACGTGATCACCTTGTGGATCTATCAGATCTTTGTATGGACGCTCATCATCCATCCATCCAGTTTCGAGAAGATACTGTTCTGGAGCATGACCGTATAAGGTTACTTCATATATTTCATTAAGGGTTCTACCTCGAGCAGTAGAAGGTTTTCTATGGATTTGCTTTGCTTCATTCATAGCCCTTTCACTCCATTCATGTTTATCTTGTATATCATCAATGCTAAAGCTCATATCCATATTAAATATTTCTGTACACGTATTCGATTGCACGATCTGCCTCCTTATCAAGTGGACGATTTTCATACCAATTACCTGTGTCAGTATCAAACTGTCGACATAGTTGAGATACTTCAGCTGCAGTAATTGGATATTTTTTAGTTACAGCGTTGCTTGCTGTTGCTATCATAATCTGATACATTTTGTGATACCAGCCTGTACCACTAATAGCTCTATACTCATTAGCAAGCTTTTTAGGAAAGAAGGGACAATCGTGATATGATGTCCAATTAACATTAGTGTTATCCATTTGAGATTTACGATAAGATGTAATCGCTTGTCTCATTTCTTCTGGCATTCTATCAAGAAATGAATTACCAGTTGATTTTATAGGCATTGGATGTTTTCTAATTAATTCGTCCGGGTCAATAGTATTGCCGTTACGATTACTGAATATGAAATTATCAGCACCATTATAGTTGCCTGGGATGTAATACATGCGAGACAAATCTTTAGTCTGCTTATCTCCAAGTTCTCCGAGCTCACTTTGGAGCGCATACCAGAAGGCTTTGATTCTATCTCGTTTAACACAAAATGCAAGTGGGAATACAAGTCTGAATTTTGGTACATCAATCGTAGAGCTAGCAGTAGAATAACACACCCAACGCCAACTACCAAATAGTTTGTGAAGAGCATCAAATAAATCTCCTTCAAATTCAAAGTCATCAACATCAACTGCACACCACATAGACCATTCAACTACGTTATCGTTTGCACGTGTCGTGTTTGGTTTATATACAGCAGGTGACATTAGTTCTGCATCTTGTTTTCCTTTCCTAGGCTTTTCAGCAAGTTGATATAAGACGCGTTCAAACGCGTTGAAGTCATGAACATCAACCCGTTTGTCTGTCTTATTATCAAATATACTATTGAAAAGCGTTAGGGATAATGCCATGGTTTCCTCTATGTGTTGGAGCTTCCCAACCTTCGGGTTTAATTAAATCAGGCATTCCTAATGGATTAGGACGTGATTCTTTAACACCGACTTCTTTATCAAGATTAGCTCGAAGTACTTCGTCCCAAGCTCGATATGTATCTACTCCAAAAGCATCTAATGTGCCAAGAGCGACAACTACCAAATCAATAAGACCATCAACTACTTCTTCAGAATCTTTTTCATCAACAGCCTTTTCTGTTTCTTGTAGTTCTTCCATAAGAAATGAAAGACGAAACTTTAAGAACTTTTTCATTAGTTCTTTGTTATCTTTATTTTCGGCTATCCACTTATGGACGCCATATTTCTGATGCATAAAATTTATGTCATAAGGTAAGTCGCCTTTGAAAGGTGCACTCATACGAAAAAATCCTCCAATGTCATTTGTTCTGAGCTACTCCATCCAACCGCATTTAGAATAGGTTCCAATGGGTCGAGGAATGTTTTGTTGAACTGCATTTCATAGTCAATATAGTTATGAAGCTGTAGTTCATTAGGTAAGTAATCTGGAAACGATACTACGTTTTCGCGGATTGGGTTAGGCATACGAAGATAGCAAAACTTTACTTTCTCTCCGTTTTTAATAGTCACATACTTTTTAAGTAAAGCTTTATCTTTAATGTGGTGATTATATAGTAAAGCACCACGTACATGAATTGGCGTACCTTTGGCATAAACAAGTTTTTTATCAGACCACTTCGATAAATCAGATGTGCCACGTGGAAAAGATACTTTTTCAGGTGGAAGACTTTTGAACTCATCGCGGAAATCTGATATAAACTTTTGTGTTGCTTGTTCATCACCAGAAATAATAACTTGAAATATTTTTTTGAACTTATCCCGCACAACTTCTGGTGTAGAAGATTTGATAGCCTCAATACCCATGATTTTAAGTTTAGGCACAGCGTATTGTACACCTTCGTTATTATGGACATTTAATATGTATCGCTTTTTAGCAGTCCATATACCTCGATCGGCAATTGCTTCACGTGCCATAACCATACGATTATCATATGCATTCATGTTACTAGCCATTTTAGCATAAGACTTTTCAAGAGCAGGTTCAAAATGATCTTGACAAATTTTATCAAGGAATGCTGTTGGATTTTTTGGCTCAAAGTGTTTGACTATATTCCCCATGTTGACATATAGCGAATCAGTATCAATTGCAATAACGTAATCTTTATCATTAGTCTTAAGGATGTTATTCATTTCTTTGTTCATAGTACGTTCAGCCCAAAGAATAGCAAGCTGGCCAGATAAAGTAATAGCCTCAGCTATACGCATATCAAAATAACGAAAGTACTTATTGCCAAGTGCACCATAAAGAGAATTCAATAGAATCTTAATAGCCATCTGACGATTTTCGAGTTGATTGATTTCTTTTTCAAGTTCAAATGTTTTTTCAACCTCGTACTTTTTCATAGCAGCAATCATCATATTCTTAACAGACTTACGTTCATCGTAATATTGAACAATGATTTGAGGAATGATACCTTGCTTTTCGCAATTAAAAGTACAACCATTAGCTGCTGTGGCATAAGTGGAACAGGTTGTTTGGTCGTTAAGATAATAATCCACACCACTTTTTTCAGTGACACCAATGATTGTTTCAGGTGACATGTTGTATTGTACAATAAGATTAGGATACAAAGAATTCAAATCAAATGAGCATACCCATTCATGCATACCTACCTGTGGTTCTTTAACAAAGCCACCAGGATATTCCATTTTATTTTTTTCAATAGCAGGAGGAATAGCAATTTTATTTTTATGTAGTTCACGATAAATGATTGAATCCCAGATAGCAGTAGTGCCAAATGTATCTTGGAAGTTAACACCACCCTTATAAGCTATAGTCACAGCTAGTGTGATAAGCCCCATTTTGTCTTCAAGGCGTTCAATAAGCTCGACATCTTTAATGTTGTAGTCAATAAAAAGCTGGTGATTTTGTTTGTAAAGATTATAAAGGTTACCGTATTCTTCATATGATAATTTAGTTTCACCAAGGACAACATAAGCAATATGATTTAGTGCATAAGATTCTTGAGCACCATATGAATAACCAAACTTAATAAACAATTCCATGTAATCAAGTTGAGAAATACCAACTATGTCATATGCCTGTTGCTTACGACCTTTGATAGTTTTTTCTTGAAAGTGCACTAAACCCCAAGGAGATAATCTACGAATAGATTCAGGAGAAACAACACGATTAATACGATTAACGAGATATGGAATATCAAAAAATCGTGTATTCCAACCAGTTATAACATCAGGACAATTTTCTTCCCAGTAACTAATAAACTTATTAAGTAGCTCATGCTCATTAGCACACTTTACATAACGAATATTATCAGCTTTAGCATGATAATCATCTAAGCCCCAAACATAGTATACGTTACCACGGCTCATTTTAAGAGCAATAGAAATTACAGGATGCAAAGCATCGCTAGGTTCGGGGAATCCATCATCCGAGGCAACCTCAATATCAATGTTACATACTTGAATATGTGCACGATTGAATTGAATATCGTGAGGAAACCTTTCAGTAATGTATTGGTGTACAAAGTTTTGGTTGCCATATACCTTAGCATTAGCAACATCTGAATATCTTTCTAGGAATTCCTTACCATCTTTCATAGATGCTTGTTTTACAGGCGCAACCGGTACACCATCAAGAGATTTCCATGTAGTTTCTTTTTGTGTAGGCACAAAAAGTGTAGGCTCGTATTTAACTTTTTTCTTTACTGGCACACCATTATGGTTGTAGCCACGATAAAGTAAAGAGTTGCCGTAACGAGCGACAGAAGTGTAAAATGACATATGTTAATCCTCAACTGTAGATATTATTATACCACAGAAATCATCTAAAGTAAACAAAAAAAGGGCGGTTTCCCGCCCTTTCTGTCATTTTTATTTGCCTAACATAAGTTTTTTAGCTTCATCCATTCTTCCAGATGATGCTAGCCTATGTGCTTCTAGCGATGTTAACAAAGTATTAAAAAAGTTTTTCATCGGTAATAACCCATTGGGCCTAAACCGCGGTTTAGCTTTTTCATTCTTTGTTCAAGGTCTACTAAGTCTGTAGCTCTTGCTAGATATCTTTCGTCAGGACACATTTTGTAGTTCTTCCACCAAGCTTTGATTTTTTTAATCACGGTATCTTACCTCCGCTCTGTCATTCATTTCTGACAGTAGAGATTCAAGTGTGTGATGCGGGTACTCATGCAGAATCATAGGAGCAATTTGCCTATTAGCTGCCTTTTGTCTTGCGACTTGGTACCCAATCAACATTGCTGAAAGAGTTACTTTTAGTGAGCTTAGAAATTTCTCAAGAACTTTCGTTGAGAAGTTGAGCGCTATTGTTGTCATTTTTTAGTTCCTCGTTAGATTTAATTTTGATCTTACGAGGCTGCTTTTCTTTTGGTAGAACCACCTGTAAATTCACGGCTAAGATTCCATCCTCAAGATTAGCTCCTGTTACTTCGGTATATTCCGACAGTCTAAATGACTTAATCCAGTTTTTTGCACTAATACCTTTATGAACATACGAATTTTGATCGCGTCTTGTCGGTCTGTCGCCTTTAATGTGCAACACACCATCATTTACTTCAATATCAATATGATCTTGTTTGAATCCAGCCACTGCCATTTCAACTACAAAATTGTAATCGTCATTCTTTACGACATTGTGTGGTGGGTAGGTATCCTTCGCATGCTTGTGAATATTCTCAAGCTGATCGAAGATGTGGTCAAAACCAATAAAACCCGAACGTGGGTATGCGAAATTGCTAGTCATCGTTTCCTCCTATAGAATAGCAAGGTTATATACGTAACCTACAGAGTGTAGCATTACGATTCTATTTATATTAGATTTTCTTTTTAATCCAACGATAAGCAGCATAGGCAAGCAATAAAACAACAATTGTTCCAATGCCATCAAACCATGATGTCTCATTCATTGCATCAATTAAATCAGCAGTTAGCCAATCCATTATTCGTGCTCTCCTCCGTTACCTCGACCAAGTCCACCAAAATATTGTGGAGCTCGTCTGGCTGTTTCGAATGTAGCAACTGTTATAACAATTCCCGCTATAAAGAGAATGTGGGCAACAGCACTAACTGCAAATACAGTAACACTGCCAACACTCATACTAAAAATAATACACCACATCCACGCTAATAGTTGCATTACTACATGGCGTGTTTGCATATCTGGAATATTTCGTAGCGGATTCATGTTATGATCCATGATTGCATTCCAACAGTTTACGATCAATGTTCTCACAGGATATACTCCTTTTTCAAATGTCACTTTTATAGGATAGTTTGCATCGACAATATCTTTGAAATCAATAGCGTCGTATACGTCAGTAAAGTACTGAACTACTTTTCTTTCCCTAAAATAACCTGTCACTCTATACATACTAACTCTATAATTACTGCTTTGACCCGATGTTATATTTCGGACAAAGTTCCCATTCACTTTTTTCTCTAAACGG